GGGTAACATATTCAACGATTGGTACAGCCTTAACTGGTGATGGCATCATTACTGTGGCAAATGCGCCTAAGTATTTAAGAGCCAATTGCACAGTTTATGTAACTGGCACAATCACTGCCAAAATCATGTACTGATATGAAAACTAAAGCCCAAAAGAAGATCAGCAAGGTGATGACTGAGTTTGGCAAGGGCAAGTTGACTACCAATAAAAAGGTCGTAACTAACCCAAAACAGGCTATTGCTATTGCTTTATCCGAAGCGGGGAAGGCTAAAAAAAAATGAAACAAGGTCTCTACGCTAACATTAATGCCAAACAAGAACGCATCAAAGCGGGTTCTAAGGAAAAGATGCGTAAGGTTGGTTCTAAAGGCGCTCCTACTGAGGCGGCATTTAAGCAAGCAGCTAAGACTGCTAAAAAGAAATGACCTTAAAAGCGCATCAAAACCCCAAAGGGGGCTTGAATGCCAAAGGAAGAGCATCGTATAATAAAGAAACTGGTGGCAATTTAAAGCCTCCAGTCAAGTCGGGAGACAACCCTCGTAGGGCATCCTTTTTAGCACGAATGGGCAATATGCCTGGCGCTGAGATGAAAGATGGAAAGCCTACCCGACTTTTACTTTCTCTTAGAGCTTGGGGCGCAACGTCCAAGGAAGACGCAAAGGCTAAAGCCAAAGCGATCTCTAAGAGGAATAAGAAATGAGAGAAGTATCCGTAGGAGTTAGCCCAACAGCGGCAACATTGACAACTGTGTATACAGTTCCTACGGGTTACTACGCCAAATTTAATCTCTTGTACGCACACAATGCTGGTGGTTCTACCAAGCATTTCACAGCACAATGGTATGACTCTAGCGCATCTGCGACCTATGACATTCTCAACGAATACTCTTTAAGTTCTAAAGAATATCTTAAGTTTGATGGTGGGGCGTATATTGTGATGGAAGAGGGTGATCGACTTCAAGTTACAACAGAAACTAGTAGCGTATATACGTTTATTGCTACTTTTGAACAAATAGGACTAACAAGAGCATGACCACATACCTTCAAGCTGTTAATGATGTCCTTGTGCGTTTGCGTGAGGAAGAGGTTTCTACTGTTACCGAAACAAGTTATTCCTCATTGATTGGCAAGTTTGTCAATGATGCCAAGCGTCATGTTGAAGATGCTTATGAGTGGAATATCTTAGGCACGACTGTGGTGGTTACGACTACTTCAGGTACATATTCCTATGCTTTGACTGGTGCAGGGCAGAAGTTCCGTGTAACAGATGTTATCAATGACACTACTGATTCAACAATGACAAACATTCCGTTTGTTAACATGAATCGGTTTCTCAACTTTGGTGACCAAACAAACGCTATTCCAACATACTATGCCTTTGATGGTGTAGATGCTAGTTACGACACCAAAGTAACTCTCTTCCCTAAACCTGATGGTGTTTACTCTATCAAGTTTAGCTTGGTTGTTCCTCAAGCACCTTTGTCTTCTGATTCAACAGTCATTCAAGTTCCGTCAGAGTTGATTGTTCAGAATGCTTATGCTCGTGCTTTGGTTGAGCGTGGTGAGGATGGTGGATTGTCTTCTTCAGAGGCTTATCAGTTGTATCGGTCTATGTTGTCAGACTATATTTCTATGGAAGCCACTCGTTACCCAGAATTTGGTACTTTTGAGGCTGTTTAATGGCTCAACCTATCCAAACCTTCAGTATTAGCGCACCAGGCTTCTACGGCCTCAATACGCAGGACTCGCCATTAGATTTGGCTAGTGGTTTTGCTTTGGTCGCTACTAACTGTGTGATTGACCAATATGGTCGTATTGGTGCTAGAAAAGGTTGGACAAGGGTTAATTCATCTTCTGGAAACCTTGGTGCTAACGATGTTGGCGTTATCCATGAGTTAGTTCAGACAGATGGCACATTGACAGTTCTATTTGCTGGCAACAACAAGATATTCAAACTTAGTGGCACTTCAGTTACTGAGTTGACCTATGGTGGTGGTGGTTCTGCTCCTACGATTACTGCTAGTAATTGGCAGTGTGCATCTCTTAATGGGATTACATACTTCTTTCAAACTGGTCATGATCCAATCATTTACGACCCTGCTGTGAGTACAACGACTTACAGACGAGTTTCTGAGAAGACTGGCTATGTTGGTACTGTTCCTAGCGGAAATGTGGCTATATCGGCTTATGGTCGCTTGTGGGTGGCATCTTCCAGTACAGATAAGGTTACTGTTAGCTTCTCTGATCTGATTGCAGGTCATGTGTGGTCTGGTGGTACTACTGGTACTTTGGATACAAGCCGAGTTTGGCCTAATGGTGCTGATGAAGTTCAGGCTTTGGCTGCTCACAATGGTTTCTTGTTTATCTTTGGTAAACGACAGATTCTTGTTTATCAGGGTGCGACAACTCCTGCAACGATGTCTATTTCTGACACAGTAGGGGGGATAGGGTGCTTGGCAAGAGATAGTGTTCAGACAACCAGTTCTGATGTTATCTTCTTGTCAAACTCTGGTGTTCGTTCTTTGATGAGAACGATTCAAGAGAAGTCTGCTCCTGAGCGTGATTTGTCTAAGAATGTTCGCAATGATTTGATGAGCGATGTTGCTTCACAGACATTGTCAAACATTAAGTCTGTTTATTCCGAGCGAGAAGGTTTCTATCTTCTTACGATGCCTGTTACGCAGTCTGTCTATTGCTTTGATACCAAGGTTATCTTGCAAGATGGCTCTTCTCGTGTAACTACTTGGGATTCGATCACGCCTACTGCTTTGTATTCATTGAGAAGCGGTGTTCTGTACATTGGTAAGAATGGATACATTGGTCAATATACGGGCTATAACGACCACACTAGTGTGTATCGGATGCAGTATTACACCAACCATGCTGACCTTGGTAACGTGAATCAGACTTCTATCTTGAAGAAGATTTCTGTTGTAGTGATTGGTGGTACGAATCAGAATGTGTTTATCAAATGGGGTTTTGACTTCAAGACGAACTATTTGAGTGCCACTACGACTATTCCTGTTCAGGGTGTATCTGAGTATGGAATTGCTGAGTATGGCGCTAATGCAACAGTAGTAGCTGAGTATTCTGATGGCATTGCTTTGAATACCTTAAAAGTATCTGCTACTGGTACTGGTAAGGTTGTGCAGACTGGTTATGAGTCAGACATTAACGGCTCACAACTGTCTATACAGAAAATAGAAATCCAAGCGAAAAATGGGAAATTGTCCTAATAGACAAGGAAATTGATATGTCAGATTACAGTAAGACCACTAACTTCGCCAGTAAAGATAATCTAACCTCTGGTAATCCTGCAAAGATTGTCAAGGGTACTGAGATTGATACTGAGTTCAACAACATTGCTACGGCTATTGCTACCAAGCAAGACTATGACTCTGATCTAGCTGCTTTTGCCGCTAAGACTGCGCCTACTGGTGATGTAGTTGGTACAACAGACACTCAAGGTTTGACAAACAAGACCCTGACAAACCCAACTGTTACCAACTATGTTGAGAGTGTTGTAGCGATTGGTACTGTAACAACTGCTAGCACAATCAGTTTAACTTCTGGTACTGTTCAAACAGCAACCTTGACTGCTTCTACTGCTTGCACATTTACGATGCCTACTGCTACTGCGGGTAAATCGTTTATCTTGTTGCTTAAACAAGCGGCATCTACTGGTGGTGGTACTGCAACATTTACTGGCGTTAAGTGGAGTTCTGCTGGAACACCAGTTGTAACTTCTACTGCGGGAAAGATGGACATTTTCTCGTTTGTTGCTGATGGCACAAATTGGTATGGTTCTGTTTCACAAGGATACACACCATAATGTTTGCGGCACTTAACTCCTTTTTAACTGGCGGGGCAACTCCTGCTGGTCAACAGGCATATACAACTGCTGGAACTTACTCATGGACTTGTCCTAGTGGAGTAACTTCAGTTAGTGTTGTTTGTGTTGGTGCTGGTGGGTCAAATCCAACAGCAAAATCAGGCGGGGCTGGTGCAGGGCTTGGATATAAGAATAACTATTCTGTAACTCCTGGTAATTCTTATACAGTCGTAGTTGGCGCTTCATCAGCTGGTGCTGCTGGAGGCGATTCTTATTTTGTATCAACTGCTACTGTAAAAGGTGGTGGTGGCGGACAAACATCAATCAAAGCTGGCGGAAACTATGTTGGCGATGGTGGTGGAAATGGTGGTAATGCTGGCAACTTTAGTGGTGGTGGTAGCCAAGGAAGTGGCGCTGGTGGCGCTGGTGGATACTCTGGTGATGGTGGAGTAGGTGGAGATGGTGGAACAGCATTTAATGCGGGAACTACAGTAACCAACGCTGGAAGTGGCGGTGGTGGCGCTGGAGCAGAATGGGAAGGCGGCGGTGGCGGCGGAGTAGGAATACTTGGCAAAGGTTCTGATGGAGCAGGAGCTACATCTGGATTAGATAGTGGTGGCGGTTTTAGTTATGGCAATGCAGGACAAGGCGGTTCTGGTGGTACTCCGTCCAATAACACAACTGTTACAACATTTGGTGGAACTTATGGTGGTGGTGGTGCTGATTCTAATGCTGGTGGTGGCGGTGCAGTACGAATCATTTGGGCTGGCACTACAGGAATAACACGAGAATTCCCATCAACAAATACAGGTGACTTGTAAGGAAAAATCATGGCAGTAACAAATCAAGAGCTATTTAATATCTTTCTTGCTAATCCGAATATGTCGGATGCACAGATTGTTTCCTTGATGGAGCAACGAGGGATTAGTCCTGCACAAGTTTCACAGACTTTTGGTATTCCTGAAGGACAGATTGTTGCAAGAGCTGCGGCTACTGTTCCTAATGGTCAATCAGTAATACTTGGTGATACTCGTATTGCTCCTCAATATCAAACAATTGGTTCTGGAATGGATCAACAAATTGGCGGTATTGAGAATGTTTATGTTGAGAAAGTACCAACTTCAGATGTTAACTATAAATCCCCTGTTGGAACACCAATTCAGATTTACAGTCCTACTGGAGAGTTTGTCAACACGATAAAAACTCAAAAAGATCAATCATTCTTTGGTGGCTTAGTAGATGCTTTTAAAGACCCAGTTGTTCAAGCGGCTCTTTTAGGCGTTGCAGGTGGTGCTGGTGCTTTTGATGGTTTGCTAAGTGGTGCGGCTGGTGGAGCAGGTGCTACTGCGGCTGAAGCGGCTACAGCATTTGATTTAGCCAATGCAGGTATTGCTGGTGGCACTTCAGCATTTACTCCTGCTCAACTGGCACTTATTGAAGCGGGTGCTAGTGCGGCTGAAGTAGCTGCTGCTGGTACAAGTGCAGGATTATTAACAGGCGGAAAAACTGCTGCTGAGTTGGCTGCTGAACAGTTGGCTTTTGAGACGCAAAATGCAGGTGCTAGTGCTTTAACTAACACAGCAACTAATACTGCTTTAACAACTGCTGGCGCAAAAACAGCGGCTGAGTTGGCTGCTGAAAAATTAGCAACTGATACTGCGGCTAAAGCTGCTACAAGTTTAACTGCTGAAGAGTTGGCTAAAAAAGCGGCTACATCAGTACTTACAAACGAATTAACTAAAAATATTTCTAACACTGCTTCTGGCTTGTTCCAAACAACTGGTAGTTTGTTGCAAAGCCAAGAATCTAAAGATGCGGCTCAAAAGGCGGCATCTGACATTACTAAAGCTACTCAAACAGCTCAGGAAGCCGCTCAGTTCCGTCCTGTTGGCATGACCACTCGCTTTGGTACATCTAAGTACACCTATGACCCTGTTACAGGTCGTATGACTTCTGCGGGTTATCAGTTGTCACCAGAGGCTAAAGCGGCTCAGGATCGCTTAGTTGGCTTGGCAGGTCGTGGCTTGACACAAGCAGAACAAGCACAACAACAGTTTGCACCACTTCAGACTGGCGCACAGAACTTGTTTGGCTTGGGTAATCAATATATCTCTCAATCTCCACAAGATGTTGCTCAGAACTACATCAATCAACAGATGCAGTTGCTCCAACCTTCTCGTGAAATGGAGTTGGCAAACCTACAGAATCGTCTGCAACAACAAGGTCGTGCAGGTCTTTCTGTTGCTCAAGGTGGCTCATTGGGTGCTACAACTCCTGAGCTACAGGCTTTGTATAACGCTCGTGCCCAACAAGAACTGCAATTGGCGGCTCAAGCACAACAAGCTGGTCAACAAAACGTCTTGTTTGGTGCAGGATTGCTTGGTCAAGGCGCTCAAGCAATGGGTAACTACTATGGTGGTCAAACACAAGCCTATTCACCATTTACAACTGCTTTGGGACAAATACAGAACTTGGAAGCCCAAGCACAACAACCATTGAGCATGGGTGCTTCTTTGGCTCAACAAGCATCTGCTGCTGGGGCTAGATCAGGCGCTTTGGGTCTTGAGGGAGCAAACATTGCTGGTAAATACTTAACTGGTAATGATGCAACATTCAACCCATACGCTTCATTGTTAACTGCGGCAGGTAATCCTAATTCAATGTTTGGTCAATCTATCGCAAAATACCTATCTGGTGGCGTTACAGCACCAGTAGATGCCTTAAGTTCAGCCAGATATGGTGAAGGACTTGCTGGTTACGAAAAGATGATTCAAGACATTTACGGGACTTAAGGAGAAATCATGGCAACAGATATTGCAGGATTGTTTGGCTTAACGCCAGAAGGTTTATCACAACAGCGTTACCAACAAGACCTTAAGAGGGGTTATGAGTTAGCTCAACTATCTCGTGGTGATGCGGCTCGTGCAACACTTGAGTCTGGTGTTGGTCAATTAGGTCGTGGTATTGCTGGTTTGATGGGTGTAGAAGACCCACAAATGAAACTCATTAGCGCTCGTCAACAGATTATGAGTCAGACAGACCAAACTGACCCACAATCATTGGCTAATGCTGCTAAACAATTGAACGCTATGGGCGATACACAAGGCGCTATGGCTTTGATGGATTTTGCTCGTAAAGCGCAAAGTGAGATGGCTTTGGTTGGCCAACGAAAAGCCGCAGAGAAAGCATCTTTGGCTCAAGTCGCTAAGACTGAATTGTCTATTCAGCAAGAGCAACAACTGCGTGATGAGTTGTCTAAGTTACCTGCTGATGCCACGCAAGAACAAATTCTTGCTATCGTTACCAAGTATGGATCACCAGATAAGGTTTTAGCTTCATTACAAGGCGCTGCTGACAAACAGATGGCTAATCAAGGTCGTATTGAATCGGCTAGGATTGCTGCTGAAGCACGAATTGATGCGGCTCGTGAGTCTGGTGCTACACGATTGCAAATTGCTCAAATGCAAGATGCCGCTCGCAGAGACCTTGCACAAATGGCTCAGTCGTTTAAGCAAGCTCAATCTGAACAATTGCTTACACCTAAAGAATTGCAAAAACGTGAGGCTGCTTATCCGCAAGCAACATCAGCGCTGAACAGCTTTGAGACTAAGGCTGATTCATTTGTTAAAGACATTGAAAAGTTGCGAGATAGTCCTGGTCTGTCAGAAATTACAGGTATTGCCGCAGGTCGATTGCCTGGCATAACAGCCAATGGTCGTGCTGCTCAAGCTCTATACGATAAGATTGTTGCTAAAGGTGGTTTCCAAGCATTGCAAGACTTGCGTGATGCCTCTAAAACTGGCGGTGCTTTGGGTAATGTGTCTAATCAAGAGGGCAAGCAACTTACTGCCTCATTTGCGGCTATTGATCGTAGACAAGATGCCAATGATGTTAAAGCGGCACTTGACCAAGCTATTGGTGACATTCAAGGCTCTAAAACACGCCTTAAAGAAGCCTACGATATGACATACTCATACAAAGCTGAACAACCTAAAAGCTCATTAAGCGCACAAGATCAACAAGCGTTAAACTGGGCAAATAGCAACCCTAAAGACCCTCGTGCGGCTCAAATTAAGAATCGTTTAGGAGTTAAATAAGATGGCAACCTTTGACCCTGACGCATATCTTGCTAAAACAACAACAGATTTCGATCCTGATAAATATCTTGGGGTCAAAGAAGAAGTTGCTGATGAAACATCTAGATTAGCGGCTCGATACCCAGCGCCAGCAGTAAACCAAATACCTGGTTATGGCAAACCAGTTCCTGCCGCTAAAAATGAACCAACTTTAAGTTTGAGTCAATTGGTTTACCGCAACATTGCAAAACCTGTTGTTGCTCCGACTGTTGAGGCATTGGGTGCTGTTGGTGGTGGTTTATTTGGCGCTCCACTTGGCCCTGCTGGTGTAGTTGGTGGCGCAGGTCTTGGTTATGGCATGGCTAAAGAGGCATTAAAACTTGGTGATATTTACCTTGGCGGGATGACTCCTGAAGAGGCTAAAACTGAGCCAGTTAAAAATATTCTTGAAGGCGCTACTTATGAAGCAGGTGGACGAGTTATCGCTCCATTGCTTGCTAAAGGTGTTGGTAAAGTAGTTGACTTTGCTAATGCTCCTGCTCAGAAAGCCGCTAATTTAGCTAAATTGTCTTTAGGTAAAGATTTACCTGATGTTCTTACTGCTCTTCGCAATGCTCCTGAAGGCGCAAGTGTTGCAGACATTACAGCTTCAATTAACAATCCAACATGGCAAGCATTGATTGACGATGCTTTAAAACAAGACCCTCAATTCATGCGTAAAGTTCGTTTGTTTAACGAAGATGAGTCTTTAAAGGCTCTGTCTAAGTTAGCAGGTGGAGAGAATGCGGCTGAAGTTCGCTCTGTCGCTGAAAAAGCAAAAGCGGCATTAAATCAAATTACGACCCCATCTAGAGAAGCAGCTTTGAGCCGATCTAATCTTGGCAAAGCAGTAGCAGACTATGAGGCACAAGCGGGTTCATTGAGTGCTGAAGCAGCGGCCAAAGTTGCAGATGTTCGCAGACTGATTGAAGCGGGTGATTTGGCAGAAGCAGCAGGTCGTCTTGAATTAATTAAGAAGGGTATTCCTGTTGGTTTTACACGATATACCTATAAGGGTGAATTGGCTCAGATGGCTGATAACTGGGCATCTAAAGCGGCAGAGGCTTCTTTGGACTTAGGACAAGGCGCTCGTTTTGCACAAGGCGCTGCTGATGCTTTGCGTTCTGTAGGAATTAAGCCAATTGAAGGCGTTAGTTTATCAAAAAGCATATCTTCCATTGCTGACAATCCTCGTTTTGCTGGTGACGATGTGTTGGTTGGTGCTGTCAAGAATGTGGCTGATGACATTGCTAGATGGACAAATAGCGGTGGAGTAGTAGACGCTATTGCTTTGGATGCGATTCGCAAGAACTCTGTTAATGCGGCTATTCAGAAACTTCGCCCTGGCATTGATGCCTCATCACAGCGCAACCTTGCTTCTAAGGTTCTTGGCGACATTAGACCTATTATTGTTGACGCAATTGAAGAGTCTGGTGGCAAAGGGTATCGCCAATATCTTGCTGATTACACAAAAGGCATGGAAAAGATTGCACAACGTAAGTTGACAGGTGAAGCACTCAAACTCTGGAAAACAAACAAAGATGGCTTTGTGCGTTTGGTACAGAATGAATCTCCTGAAGAAGTAGAGCGAATTCTTGGACCAGGCAAGTACAACATTGCTTCAGAGTTAGCAGATACTTCAATGACTGTTTTACGAGATCAGGCTAATAAGCGTTTGACTCAAATTGCTGTTGGTGAACAAGTTAGCGAAGGTCAAGCCGCTCTTTCACAACTTCTTAAACAACAAACCTCATTTATTCGATTCCCTTCATATTTGAGTGTTTTGGCTTCATCCACCAACAAAGTTATTAGTGAGTTGGAGAGAGCTGTTGGTCAAAAGACATTGAAGACTTTGACGGAAGCAATGAAAACACCTCAAGGTGCAGCTAATTTGTTGTCAACATTACCTGCTTCTGAAAGAAACCTAATTCTCAGGATATTGTCAGACCCAAGCCAATGGAGTCCAACTATCAGTTCGTCTACCACCTTTGGTTTAAAAGGTGCTTTGCAGACTGAACAATAATGAAAGACTGGCTGTTTGCATTATTTGCGGCAGCCGTTGTCACAGTATTTGTGATATTTTGTAGTTATGTAATTTTGTGGGCTTTACCATGATTCCCCTCGATCCTGCGAGTGCTTTAGCTGGTATTCAGTCAGCAGTAAAACTGATTAAGCAAGCGTCCAAGACTGTGGACGATGTGGCATCGCTTGGCCCATTGTTAGGTAAGTATTTCAATGCTAAATCCAATGCTTCTAAGGCTGTTGCTTCTGCCAAGAAGAGTGGTTCTTCAATGGGTATGGCTATTGAGATTGAGATGGCTTTGGAGCAGACCCGTGAGTTTGAAAAAGAGCTTCAGATGCTTTTCTTTCAAGCCAATAAGATGGATGTCTGGGCGAAGATTAAGGCTCGTGCGGCTGCGATGGATGTAGAAGAC